ATGACACACAAAGATATATTTAAAGGATCAACATATAAATCATTACAAGAGCAGGTAGGTGGGAAACATTATTCTTCCATGAAGATTCAACCAGCAGAGTTTATAAACGAGAACAAATTGCTTTTTGCGGAAGGGAATGCTATAAAATACATCTGTCGACATCAGTCGAAAGGGAAAGAGCAAGATATAAAGAAGGCAATACATTATTTAGAAATGATACTGGAGAGAGATTATAATGTGTAATACACCAGAAGATTTAGATCTAAAAGGTATAGATACAGTTGCAGTTGATATAGAAACTTATGATCCTAATCTTAAAACAAAAGGTTTGGGTGCCATAAGAAACGATGGTTTCATTTGTGGTATAGCTGTTGCAACAGAAAAAGATACTGCATACTTTCCTCTTCAACACTCAGACACTGACATAGATCCTGAAAGAATAAATAAGATATGGGATGTTCTTAATGAGAAGATCTTTCAAAACGAAAACATTACTAAAGTATTTCACAATGCAATGTACGATGTATGTTGGATTAGATCAGTAACAGGTAAAATGATGAAAGGTAAAATAGTTGACACTATGATAGCTGCATCAGTTATTGATGAGAATAGATTTAGATACTCACTAGATTCATTGTCAAAAGATTATCTTAATGATTCTAAATACAAATATGATTTACAACAGAAAACATTAGAATGGTCTGGTGGGACTGTAAAAGATCCAATGACTAACATGCATAAGTTACCTGCATCAATAGTAAAAGAATATGCAAAGCAAGATGTGGACTTAACTTTTAAATTATGGAATTTATTTAATAAAAAAATTGATGAAGTATTATACACAAAAGACGATGGAGAGCAAAAAACTTGTAGACAAATATTTGAATTAGAAACAAAATTATTTTTATGTTTAGTTGACATGAAATTTAAAGGCGTTAGAATTGATGTCGAAAAAGCTACAGCATTTGGTAAGCATTTAAAAAAGAGAAGAGACCAAATTGTAAAAGCAATAGAAAGCATTACAACAATTAAAGTAGATATCTGGGCAGCCGCATCTATAAAAAATTTATTAGATCACCTGTGTATCAAAGATTACAAGGTCACTCCTAAATCTAAGATGCCACAATTACCAAAAGATTATTTAAAAACACACAACAACAAATGTTTACGTATGATTGCAAAAGCAAGAGAATACGACAAAGCAGCAAATACTTTTATCGATGGGTTACTTGGATATGTGCATGAAGGCAGAATACATGCAGATATAAATCAAATTAGATCAGATTCGGGCGGCACAGTTACGGGTAGGTTTTCTATGAGTAACCCTAACCTACAGCAGATTCCATCAAAAGGTTATATTGGTAAGAAGATGAGAGAACTATTTATACCTGATGAGGGTTATAAGTGGGGTAGCTTTGATTACTCACAACAAGAGCCACGTATTGTAGTGCATTATGCTATAAAATTAGGTCTACCAGGCACAGAGACGCTGCAAGAAGAATTTGACAAGGATGATGCTGATTTTCATCAAATAGTCGCTGAGATGGCTAATATCTCCAGGAAACAGGCAAAAACAATCAACCTAGGTCTTTTCTATGGCATGGGTAAGATAAAATTACAGAAAGAATTAGGTCTTGATCAATCAAAAGCAAGAGCATTATTTAATGAATATCATAGCAGGGTGCCTTTTGTTAGAGACTTATCTCAACAGCTAATACAATTTGCAAAAGAGAATAGATTATTATTTACATTATACGATAGATTCTGCAGGTTTGATAAGTGGGAGACAACAAACAAAGAATGGAATCCTGAAACAAATAGATTTAATGAAGTGCCTTTGTATACTGAAGCACAAGCAAGAGAAGCATTTAAGGGTGAGATGTTAGATAAATTTAAAGAAAATAAAATAGATCCAAACTACATGGATTATTTTAATAGATACTACACACCAGCGTTTACTTACAAAGCTTTGAACAGATTGATACAAGGGTCCGCTGCAGATATGACAAAGAAGGCCATGGTAGATCTTTATGAAAAAGGTATAATACCTCACATACAAATTCACGATGAACTTTGTTTTTCGACCACGGACCACGAATCAAAATTGATTAAAGAAACTATGGAACAAACTATACCCCTTGAGGTTAAGAACAAAGTGGACTATGAATCTGGTCCTAATTGGGGGACAATAAAATAATGTTTCTCATAGACACTTATTTAGATGTAAGTAAAATACATGGTGTGGGTGTTTTTTCTAAAGAAAACGTAAACAAAGGAAAGCAAATAAAAGAAGAGAGGCCTGAATTTGAAATAGAATTTAACAAAAATAAACTACCATCAATGCCTTTGGCTTTAGCAAAACTTATAGATACACACGCGTACGAAAGAAAACTTGGGTCTGGCATTTTAGTTTTAGGTATTGATAATGAAAAATATTTAAATCACAGTGATAATCCATCTGTTAATGATGAAGGTATTGCTTTAAAAAATATAAAAATAGGTGACGAAATAACAATAGACTACAAGGACTTTGATGATAATATTAAAACATGGCTTACTTGAATGCAAACATACCACCAATCTATGCACAGATAAGAAGGGAATATTTATATGATTGTAAAAAACATCATGGAGAAGTTGAAGACTGTATTGTCTTTGGTCTTAGCTGTATTACAGGTCGTGCTATCTTATGGCATGCTATTATGGAAAACGGCGCAGTCTTTTATCGTCTCCCAATTACGGCTTTTATTCAACGTGATTATGACCCCAGAACTGTTCCCACCAAAAGACTTGATGAACTGGAGCTTTGGAATTCTTTTAGTTATTATCCTGCTGTTAATTGTTGGGATATTTTAAGCGATCAACACGGAAAATATATAGGTAAAGATAAAAAATGGCACGAAGGTAAATACTTATTTACCGTTGACTTTGCACATCCAGAGTCTAATATACTTGACACGGAACATTCCGAGATACCGCACGAACACAAGTGCGCCCACATAATTGCACTAGACGATGGCAACTATGCAGCACAACCTAATAATAGATGTATTTGGGACCTACCTTCATTTACCGTTAAGGACAATATTCCTGACTGGAAGGTACAAACAAATGAATGGAATGTAGAAGATACAGGTCAATGGAAAACAGAAGACACTGATAAGTTCTTTTACGAAATCGAGGAGAAAAAAAATGATTGATAAATGTAAAAATGTATGTTGCAGAGCATGGGACAAACTAAAAGAAATCTTTAAAAGATTAATGTTCTGGACTAGATAATGAATTTAGCAGATTTATTAAAAAAGAATTTTGTATTAGTTCCGGTCGTGGCTTCGGTCTTAGTCGGAACTTTTACTGGTGTTAGATATATTGTAAATCTTACAGACACAATTAATTCTAATCAACAAGAAATTATAAATCTACGAAGAGACCTTGACGTTGCGCAAAAAGAAGCTGTAGATATTAATACAAGACTATCATCAGCCGAAGCAACATGGCAGATGGCAGAAAATTTATACAGACAACTAGCAGATCAAGTTAGAGAACACGACTATGATATTAAGGATTTAAACAGGTAATGTATGGAGGTTCTCAGGATGAATTATTATTTTACAGGATTAATTATTCTAGCTCTTACAATCTTAGCGTTGTTTGTAGAACCTGCGTATCCTAGAAACGAATATCTTAACGAGTATGGTGTAAGATGTGGAGAAGTAGACTTTAGAATAGAAGAAAGAAATAGAGACACAGATTATAGAACATCAAACTCAAGTGATTATGACAATGACGAACAAAATTTTAGTATAACTTTTAGAAAGTATTTAGGTACAGACTGTAAGACATCAAAAGAAAACGTAGCAATCAAACAACAACTAGAGTTAATGAAGATGTGTGGTAGAGTTAATAGCAATCCTAGTCTAGCACTTAATGAAAACTTTGCTTTACTTGTATCAAAATGCAGAGGTGTGACTCCTGCACGAGATAATACTAGACCATCTGATTCACAAAGTTTGTGGGATGATATGAAAGATGACTATAAAAAAGAGAATCCAGAGGTAAATTTAATGGGAGATAAGATCATAGGTCCTAGTAAAAGCAAATTGAAAATGCCTCCAAAAGACTATATACTACCCTTACCAAAACCAAAACTAGATGAGTAAACCATGAAAA